TCACCTGCATCAATGTCTCCGCCAAATTCAATATCTATATTGTCAGCGTCAACAATTTTCAATATTCCTGCCGTGTTTTCTTCGTACCCGGAAGGGGTGTAAATTGTTAATCTTATTAATGTAGTATTTTTTGCATGGTTTATAGTTAAGGTACCGCTTGATAAATCACTATTTGTAAAAGTATCAGTTAAAATATTCCAGTTTGCTGTTTGTTTTAATAAATTACTTCCAAGTATATTTTCGCCACCTTCAACTCCTGGAAGTCCAACGGCTATATGATCAGAACTGTCTATTTCCGTTTTTAATGATTGATCAAATAATTCTTTTGTAATCACAATTTTTTCTATCTATAATTATTCCACGTTCATTTCCTAGTATTGTTTTTCTTACCCCTGATATTCGGGGAGTAAAAGGTTTTTTAGATTTAAAATAAATCCAAAGTGAATAATCATCTGAATTTAATCTTAAAAATTCATGGATAAGTTCCCACTCTGACATTGCAATAGCCCTGTTTTCTCCTTGTAACCTTTTTATCGTACCTTCAGAAATTGCGTCAGCATCAGGATGATTTTTACGAGTAAAACCAGTATACGTATCATTTACAAAAGACTGTCCTATATATTTACTGTAATTTAAATAAGCCAATACATATCTTAATCCTTTAAAGGTTATCGTTTGTCCAAGATAATTTTCGTAAGAACCGCCATCTAATAATATGACATTTGCAGATTCCGTTGGATTAGTTTGTAAATTCTGTAATAAAGCTACTCCAAGTAATGATCTTAATTCAGTTTCTTCTACTTCAGATGCTAACTGATTATATTTAGCTTCATTGTTTTCAGAAATTTTTTTAATCGCTTGTTGCTGACTATATGTTAGAAGTAGTCCCATCGTATAGATTCAGTTTTTTTATTTCAAAGTTAGCATTTTTTAGTGTTTCATTAACACTATTTGAAAAAATTTCTTTAAATATTTCACTAAGTTGAGTTCTGTCATCCTGTGTCATTTGGTTATAAAAATTAACAGCTTGCTGAATAGCCTCGCCGGATGTTGTCCCAAGTTTGCTTTCTTCGTAATCTATTAAAATAGCCGGTATGTCTGATAATGCTTTTCGAATGTTATTTGCAAGGCCCTTTTCCCAATTTTCGAATAATCTCGGATTTACATTAGATTCTATTTTATCAATTTTAAAAGAACCGGATTCTTTTATTTGACCAGTTTCAGGGTCAAATTCGTCTTCGAGAATTAAAACACTATCACCATCCGGCCCTATAAACGATCTTATACCTTCTTTTAATTCTCTTTTTTCAATATCATTAGAAGGAGCTTCAACCCTAAATACTGTTTTGTCAAACATCCCGTTTCTTATACATCGATTTTTATAAAGAGATATCTGATATTCAGTATCACAATCCATATACACGTCATCAAATGAAGACAATGGATATATATATTGATTATCAAAAAAATGAAAATAAATCTGTCCTTTAAATTTATCAATTCCGCCTATTTCACGTATCTGTTCAGCAAATACTTTTTCTTCAAGATTGAAAACATTATAAAAAATTACTTTTTCTTTGTCGTATTTTTTATCACTATCTTTTTGCCAATTGTCATAAACCGCAATTTTTGACGTGTATCCTGTGTCGTCTAATTTTTCAAATCTACAATGTTTAAAAGGTACCAATTTAACAGACCCTATTTCTCTATTTAGAGAAATATTGCAATGAAAATAAACGCCATTAAAATAAGATATTGAATTTGCTGCCTGTGAAAGTAATGATCTAAGAGTTATTTTTTTTCCACGAAAATCTTTGGATACAATGATATTATTAAGTTGTTCATCAATAAATCCATCACCTGTTAAAAATTTGGCGTAAATTCTGGCAGATGATTTTCCGGTAACGGAATTATTAACTATCCTTTCTATAATTTCAGGATAATCATTATCGCCCCCATAAGTCATTATACCTTTTGCGTTATCTTTTTGTATTGACTTATCAAGCTTTATTTGTATAGATTTGTCTATATCAAGTTTAAGAAGTCTCATTATGAAGATTTTTTAGGACTATTTTTTTTAGGCCGCCCGGCTTTTTTAGGATAAGTTTTTCTTATAGGTTTTTCTTCAATTTTTATTTCTTCTCTCTTTTGTATTTTTTCTTCAATTTTCTTGTATCCATCGGGTAATTTTATAAAATCTTTTTCATTTAAAAGCCCTTTATTTAAAAGCATTATAGCTTCTTCATCGGTTATAAACTGATCGCTGTAATGTCTACAGACAATTTTAGGAATGTATTTATTACCCTTCCAGAAAGGTTTACACGTTCTATTTTTTGCTTTTTCTAATAATTCTGCCTTTTCCATCCCATTAATTTTTAATTGATTATAATATTTTTTATGACATTTGCCACATAATTTCGGAGGACATCCATTTAAATAAAGTTTAGAGTAAACATAAAGAAGTTTTGAAATAGTTGAGGAGGCCGAAACCTCCTCAAAACTTTTATCAGTAACTTCCTTAACAAGGTCAATTAATGATTGTTGCATTATAATGATTCGGTTTTAACAAAAATATCACAAGTACATAAATAATTAATAGCTCCATTTGTATATTTAACCCCCTCAAGATCAAAATTTGTGGCAACAACTTTTAAATTTGAATAAGCTGTTACAGTTAATCCTACTGTGTCAAAATCTGTTGTAATCATTGTTGATATAGCGGTAGTAATAGCCGTAACAAGATTTGAAAACGTTGTTGAGGCTGTTGCATTTTCTACGCCGCTTTTTGCAACAGTTATTATAGCATCTGAATATTTATATTCATAATCAGATACTTTTGTAACTGTTGGCTTCGTATATCCTGAAGGTAAATACGAGGCGTTAATAAATACAGCCGTCCCGTTATTTGTTAATGCCATAATTCTAACTTAAAAGTGATTCAAGCAACGCCCTTGTTGTTGCATAGTCCGTATCAAGAAGAACATAACTTGAAAAAGGCTCTTCTTTACCGGCTCTTGAAGTTAATTCGACACTTCTTGCACCGTTTATGTCATTCCATCTCCTGGTATCAGATGATTTCCAAAGACCTTTTTTCACTCCATAACCAACAAATATACCTTCACCGGTGTCGTTTTTGTCGTTTAATTCCACAAATACAACAACATCATTAATGTCGTCTATATTAGTAATATCTTCTGCAAGAATTTCAAAACCTTGAAAAGAAAAATAATGAGTAAACTTATCCGGTCTGTTATCAGCCACTACGGCATCATGGCCTGCATTTAACAAATCTTTTACACCTGTTAATTTATAACCAACAGCAGCACCTACATTTGCAAGATTTGTAAGAAGATTTTCTTGAGTACCGTCATAAGTTACGGTTAAATCTTTTCGGGTAAACATCCATGCTTCAACCTCTAATCCACCTCCTAAAGAAGTAGTGCAATCAGAAGTTATAGCTTTAGCTATTCCTTGAATACATCCCATTTTAATAGATTTTTTTTCGATTAATAATACCTACTATATCATCGAGCGATACATCAGATGATGAACTAGCTCCTTGAAAGAAAATTCTAAGCTCCTGCCAGATAATTCCTCCCTGGGTTATTGTAGTTGTTATTGTTTGTGCGGCAACTGTCTGTGTTTGTGCGGGTATACGAATTGTATCAGCGAAATTTAACTGCGCGCTTGCGGAATCTTGTATAATATCAAATGCCGCAGTAGTTATAGTGTGCTGAGCAACAGTTTCAGAAATTGTACTATTTGTTAGATTAGAAAATGTGATAACAGTATCTACACTTCCAGTCCATGCAACAGTTGTAAGGGTAGCCCAATCATCCATATAATTCATACGCGCTTGTAGGTATACAGTCACAGCACTCCCATTACCGGCAGAATCAACATCCACATCAATATTGTAATTATAAAATCCGGGTTCTTTTATAGATATAATTTTATACATTGCCGAATCCGCACCTAATGTATCTGAAGTTTTTCCGTCATAATAAAAAAAAGACTGATCTTCTTTTACTACTACCTGGCTTTTTACTAATTCACTTGTCAAGAAGCAAATTAAACAAACTAATATTATTTTTAAAGTTTTCATTTTTTTCTCCTTTCTTAATATGCTACTGCAATTGAATTTTCTAATAATAATTTACAATCTTCACGCCAGGCAACATCAGTATAAAGAGTTTTGTCTTTCTTTTCAAACCATGTCTCAAATGAATTAAAAGACTGAGTGTCTGATGTTCCAACCGGAATATTATTAATATCGGTCAGAATAGCCCTGTGAGGTAAATAATAAGTATCGCCAAGATCATGGTATTTTTTAATAAGTCTGTCCCAGTCTTTTCTTACAATCAAAGGATATCCCCTAAATGTTTCTTTAGTCATACCATCTTGCATAAGCTCAGGACGGTACGCACCGGATTTGTTCTCTATATATCTCACCCAGTTATCCCACAATGTCTTTGTGATTTGAAAAACATTATTTCCTGACATAGCTTCAGGAGGTAGGTTCTCATCAAGTGCTGCCATAATCTGATAAGCTGCATTATCACCAAGAACAGCCTGTGCTGCTTTTGTAGCCTCTGTGTTTTCATTAATAGTATAACGATAAATCAATTGACTTCCTGCGTTATCATCAAAAATTTGTTTCCAGAGTCCGTCGAGCATTGTAAATAAAGTAACAGTAGTTCCGGCAGTAAAATTTCCTCCTGAACCAACAACAGCACCGGCAGTATCGCCAATGTGAAACTGGAATACTCCATCGATAACGGCGGTTCATGGAATACCGTCATTGTATCCGTTTCCAACA